CATGGGCCGCTGAGTTCGCTGGAGGCGGCAGCGGCCACGCCGCCCCCGAGTAGTAGGCCGGCTGCCAGCACGAACAACCACGGGCCCAGGTGACCTCGTGTGCGCCAGGGCCACGTGTAGTCGGCGGCTTTCACCGCGGCGGTGAGCGAGACCACCGTGGAGGCCCCTCCACCGGCGAATCCCCATAACGCTGCTTGCCACCACACCATCCCCTGACCGTAGCCGCCCGGCCCCCTCTTCCGCACCGGTGCCTGTTCCTTCCCCTCAACAAGCGCCGGCATGAGGGGTTGGGGGTGGACCTGGCCCGAGGGGCTGGGGTGGTGCCCCGCCGCCAGGCCCGGGCAGCGGGGCGTCACGTCAGCTGGCGGACGCCTTCTCAGTGGCTGGCGCGCCCTTGCCGCCGGGCGGGATCTCCTTCACGGTGCTGTTCGGGTAGCGCTTGGCGACGGTCTCGGCGGTCGGCTTGTGGGTCGAGGAGTACAGGACTTTCCCGTCAGCAGCGGTCACCTGGTAACGGGTCTGTTTCTTGCTGGCGCAGGGGCAGGCCATCGTGGTCCTCCTGTGGGTTAGGCCGCCGGGGCGGCGGCGAGTTCGGCTCGCGCCTGCACGAGCTGCTGGGCGAGCTGGTCGACTTCGGCGCGCACGGCGGCCTCCCGCTGCGCAGCTCGTGCCGCGAGCGCGTCGGCGAAGGTGTCGAGTACCGCGGGCTGGGTCAGCGCGGCCACGATGCCGGACATCTCGGGGACGGTGTCCGGACGCGGAGTGTCCGGCGCCGACAGTGCGCTGTCCGGTTGTCCGGACACCGTGTCCGGGCTGGTCACGAACGCTGCGGCGGAGGCGGCGAGGGCGAGGTTGGCGCGCTCGGCGACCGCGGAGGCGAGAAGCGGGGAGGAGTGTCCGGGGACGGGGACGGACAGGACGGCGCGCAGTTGCCACTGTCCGCCGGGGCCTTGGCGCATGTGGTAGCTGGGCTGGCATGCCTGGAACACGCGGCGGTCCCACTCTGACAGCCACGGGCCCGAGGCGCCGGAGAACCACATGCCGCGGTCGTTCACGCCGACGGTGACGATGCCGGCGACCGTGCGGGTGTCGTCCCACTGGCACGCGGCGGTCTCGCACTCCGCGCCGTCCCTGTGATGGCCGACGTTCATCGTCATGGCCCCGGCCCGGATGGTCCGGCCGTCATCGAGGCGGAAGCGGGTGCGGAGGAAGTGCGTGGTGTCGATGCGGCCGAGCGATTCGATCGTGAGGTTCCGGCCGGGGAAACCCGCGTGAGGCTCCCCGGTCTGAGCGACCCATCCATAGATCCGTCCGTCCCGGTAGTGGACCCCGCCCGAACCGGGCGGCAGCTCCTCGGTTGTGGGCTCGGCGAACCAGGCGGCGGGCATGGGGTCGGTGTCGCGCATCGCGGTCCACGCGGACGCTTCCAGCTCCGCGGCGTCGGGCTCGTCGTCCCACGGGGCGTGCAGGCTGGGGTCCTCCAGGGCGTCAGCAAGGCGGGCATAGAGGCCGGTGACGCGGTGGCGGAGTTCGTCCTGCTCGCTGTCGGGGATGTCGGCGCCGCCCTGGGCGCCCTGGAGCACACCGGCGACGGCGAACACGCCGCGCGGCACGATCCGCAGCTCGCCGTCGATGACGTCGGCATGGCCGAGCTTGTACGCGGCGAGGGTGGCCGGGTCGGCGTCCAGGTCGCGGTAGAGGAAGGCGCGACCAAGGCGTTCGGCGTCGACCTGGTCGTCATCGTCGGTGGCCCACGCCAGCACGCGGGAGGCGGCGCCGGGCCCGTCCCACTCGTGCTCCCGGTCGGCGAGGATCGGCAGATCGGTGTCGCCGGACATCGCCGCCGTCACCTCCTGCTCCGGCAGGGTGCTCGCGCCGACGTACAGGCCGCGGGCCAGGCGGACGATCCGCCCGGCCTCCAGTGCCCGCCGCAGGTGGGATCGGGCCTGCGCCACCGTGATGCCGACCGCTTCGGCGACTTCACGGGCGCTGACCGCGATCGGGGCGCTGGCCACGTGCGCGACGACCTGGTCGTGGACGTCGCCGGCCGCTGCCAGAAAGGTGCCGGCCGGGCGGGCTGCCGCGGCGGCTTCCTCGGCGGGCGGGTCGAGAACGATGCGGGCGTTGCTGAACGCGGGCATGGACACGAGCGTTGCGCCCCGGATCCGTGCGCGGGTCACGCGCATCAGCAGGTCTCCGGCGGACTCCGTGTGCACGACCTCGCCCTGGTCGGGATTGTCGGGGTCGCCGGCTGCGGCAGTGAGGGGGATCCCGGCGGCGGTGAGCGCGGCGCGTACGGCGGCCGCGGGCACGGTGCCGTCCGGGGCGGTAGTCCACTCCACGGTGTGGCCGGTGCGCAGGAGCGCGGCGCCGCTGGCCGCCCACCCTGTGGTGGGGGCGGTTGCGCGCATCACCCAGGCGCCGTCCGGGAGCTGGGCTAGGCTGGCGCGGCCGAGGCGGGCCGACAGCACCGCCATGCCGCCTTCGGCGGCGTCGCCTTCGGCGGCGCGGCGGTCCACGAATTCGACGCTTACGTCATCCAGGTCGACGCTGACGCCGAGCGGCGCGCCCTGGTCCAGCAGCTCGGCGACTTCCATGCCGGACCAGCGGGTGAGGTAGAGGTCGCCGGAGGCGGTGATGCGGTTGCCGTCCCGGGCCAGGGTCTTGATCGCGCCCGCGAGTTCCGCGCCGTCGTGGCCGCCGAGCATTTCGTCGGCGTACTGGAGCGGCCACGGCCCCGTGCTGTCCCAGTACAGGACGCCGGGGGTGAACAGGCGGCCGTCGCCGGTCTCCTGGTCCTCATAGGCCAAGGCGGTGTCGTCGGGGGTGGTCCAGGTGCGTACGGGCGCGAACCGCTCCGGCGCGGCGGCGGTGTCGGCGGCGGTGAGCGGGCCGAGGTGGATGTCGGTGGCGTCCCCACCGAAGGTGACCCGCAGCCGGTCGAAGGCGACGGGGCCGAGGCGGTCTGTGAGCGCGGTCAGCAGCTCGGGGTCGGAGCTGTAGGCGGCGCAGACGTGCGGCACCCACGGGCTGTGCTGCTCGGGCACCATAGCGGTGTCGATGCTGGAGGTGAGCAGGGCGTCTGCGGCGGCCTGGTGGAGCTGGGCCAGGTACGGGGCCTGCTCGGGGCGGTCCTGGCCGCGCTGGTCGCCGACCGACCACACCCACGACGGCTCGTCAGTGCCGGCGTTCCAGTGCGCGGCGCCGAACGCGTTCGCGGTGAGGGGGCCGGTCATGTAGTCCTGCGCCCACCCGGTGAGGTTGGCGATGAGGCTGGCGCGGTCCTCGGCGCTGAACGCCTCGCCGTCCGGGCCGAGGTAGTACAGCGTCAGGTGCAGCTCGTCGGCGTCCTCGCCGCCGGGCACGGCCAGGCGCTGCGCCTCCTCGGCGGACGGCAGGAGCGCGATCATCGCGCCCTGGAGGTGGCTGCCGTCTGCGGCAGCAGTTTGTGAGGCCATCGGGGCAGTTCTCCTTGGATCAGAAAATGCGGCCGGTGCAGGGTTCTGAGAATCGACGGCCTGCGGGCTGCTGCGGGCGGGGTCGACGCCGAACGCGGCGAACGCGGCGGCGGCTTCCGCGCTCGTGCTGCGGCGCAGCGCGCGGCTCTGCTCGGCGGCCAGGCGCCCGGCGAGCTGCACCTGGTGCCGTACGGCCTCCGGCCCGGTGAGCGGCGCCTCATGGCGGCGGTCGAGCCGGTCGGCAAGGTGCTGGAGGCCGAGCGCGCGGGCGGCCTGCGCGGGGGTGGACGCGGTGAGCAGCCCCCTGGCGTGCTGCCGGTCGGCGGTTGGGGTGCGGGACGGGGCCGGGCGGAGCTGGAGGCGCAGCACGCACCGGCATTCGATGACCAGCTCCGGGGGCGCGGTCGGGTCGCCCGGGTGCTGCATGTGCACCCCGCCCACGGTGAACGGGTCGTCGAGGAGCTGGATTTGCCCGTCGGCGGCGTGGTGGGCCTCGCGGACGCGGGTGTCCCGCCGGGTGGTCCACTGCTTCACGATCGGGCGGTCCTTGCCGGTGAGGGCCTGCGCGGCTGCCAGCGTGGCGGTGTTCCAGGCGCGGGCGGCCTCGGTGCGGGCGATGCGCCCTTCGCGGGCGTCGCCGAGCTGCGCCCCGGAGCGGGCGAACACCGCACGGAGCCGGTCCCGTAGCTGCTCCACGTTTTCGCCCGCGTTGACGCCTTCGGCGAGTTCGGTTACCGCGGTGGCCGCTAGGCGGTCGCCGGCCGCGTGTAGCAGGTGCTCTGTGGCGGTGACGTATTGGCCGATGCCGTCCGGCAGGTCCTCGTCCCGGTCGTGGCGGCCGGGCAGGTCGTCCCAGCCGCCGGGCAGCTCCGCGTCGACCTGGTCGGCGCCGTGCTCTGCGGCGGTCTGGGCGACTCGGAGGAGGCGCCGCACGAGGGCGGGGACGCGGCGGGCCCACATGGCGGCGATCCCGGAGACCGAGAAGCGCGCGGCCACCAGCTCGGTGGCCCCGGCGAGCGCGGTCGCGAACTCTGCGGCGACCTCGTCCAAGGCGGCCGCTACCGCGGCGGCGATGTCGTCTTCGGCCGCGGCGAGGGCGGTCTCCAGGTCGTCAGCCACGGTCGCCCCCCGCAGTGGTGCCGTGCTCGGCTTCTTCGGCGCGCCGGTGGCGGGCGTTTTCGTGGATGCGCCACTCGGCCAGCTCCTCCAGGGCTGTCCGGCCGCGGCAGATGGCGCACCAGCCGTGGACGCGGTGCGCGGCCAGGCTGTGCCCTGCCGGCGCGGTGTACGGGTCAGCAGGCATCGGGGGCCTCCGCCTTCGGGTTGGGGCATCGGCCCGGTGGCGGGCCGACGTAGACCCGGACCCCGGCGTGGCGGACGACCGCGCCGCTGTCGTCGCCGAGCTGGAGCGATGAGACACCGGGGAGCAGGTTGAGCTCGGTCACCCGCAGTCCGTCGCAGTCGGGGCACAGGTCGAGCTGGTGCAGGCAGTCAGCCCCCATGGGGGATCTCCTCGGCTGGGCGGTAGAAGGCGGGCCCGGGTGGGGCTGCGCTGTGCGTCGGCGGGGGTTCATGCGGCCGCCGCGAGGGTGCTTGTGCATCCGGCGATGACGGGGCGGACGTGGGTCGGGTCGTAGGGGACGCCGGCGGCCATGAGTTCGCGAAGGTAGGCGTGCAGGGTGGCGTGCAGGCAGTCCGCGCTGGCGCCGTACCGGGCGGCGATGTCGGGGGCGCGGTCGAGTACGCCGTCGAGGAGGTTTAGGTTGTCCACCTGCTCGCGGGTGATCGGGTACACGGTGTGCCGGATGGCCGCGGTGATGGCGCGCGCCTCCGCACGGCGGTCCCGGGGGCAGGCCGGGGTGCGGCGCAGCTTCTCGCCGGCGGTGGACAGGGCGTGCCAGAGCAGGCCGTCGACAGCGGCGACCAGGGCCTCGCTCGGGCCGGCCAAGGCGGCGGCGGTGATGTCGGCCGGGTGCGTGTTGGGCGGGGTAGCGGGCTGGTCGGGTGGGTTGGTGGTCTCGTCGGCGGGCAGCGGTCGTGTGCGGGGCACGCTGGTGTCCTCCTGCTCCTGGTCGTCGTCGGCCGACGTACGGCGGGTGCGGGTGTCGGCGTCGGGGGCGTCGGCCTCGGTGAACCCGGTCTCGCGCCGCAACGCCCGGTCGGAGATCGCGCCGGCCTGGTGGACCTCGATCGCGGTCTGCGCCCGGTTGGTGCGCACGCGAAGCGGGGAGGTGTCGGCCCACACCACCCACTCGTCCGCGTCGGTCAGCAGGTCGGCCTGGAGCAGCGGGCGCAGGAGCTGCGTGGTGTAGGCGTGGCAGACCAGGTCCAGGCGCGGCTCCACGCCGAGCTTGATGGCCTCCTCCTGGAGGGACCAGCTCGTCCAGTGGTTGACGTCGCCTTGGCCGAGGAGGATTTCGGCGGGGATGTCTGCGCCGACCGCGATCCGGCCGATGACCTCTTCCCGCAGCTTGATCATCAGCTCGTCGAACTCCGCGCCCAGCTTCACGTGCTGGATGGCGGCGATGGCCTGAGCGGGGAGTTCCAGGATGATCGGGACGGTCGCGGCTGCGCTGTCGGGTTCCCGGATCGCGGTGGAGGCGACCTCCATGAATACGTCGATGAGGTCGTCCTCGGCCGAGCCTTGTTCGCCGGGCTTGGTGGGGAACCTGGCGCCTTGGGGGACGAAGAGGACGCCGCGGCCGGTGAGCCGGGACAGGGCGACCGCCCGGACTGCGGCCGACAGCAGGCGTAGTTCCTCGAGTTGGTCCAGGGCGCCGAGGATCGGGGAGTCGGCTTGCATGCGGTCGCGGGGGTCGGGATCCCACACGCGGATCGCGACGGGGGCCTGCGCGTCGAAGGCGATGCCGTCGTCGGCGGGCGGGATCTTCACCGGCTCGCCGTCGATGGTTGCTTCCAGGCCGCTGCCGCCCCTGCCGGAGACCTCCAACACGGACAGGACGTGCCA